TTAGACTTCTTCTTAACAGCATTAACCGCCTCCCTCGGTAGATTTCTTATCGTGGGTGGATGTGTGTTGTAATTTATTTTGGGTTGCTTGGACATCCTCTGATGATCTGTGTAGTTTTTCTAATGCTGCGAGTAACTCAGGAGTTTCATCCCACTCCCAAGTTTCCTCTCTTCCTTTCTTGTCAACCTTGGTGTACGACTTTAGCATAAGGTAGCATCTCCTCGAATGTTTTAGTAGCAAACCCATAGGCAACTTTGACTTCAGGTGCCATTGAGTCATCAATCTTAGCACGAATAGCACCTTTCAGTGCATCCTTATCTGCAAATTCATACATTGCTGATGAACCAGGTACTTTCTGTGCAAGCATCTGCCCACCCATTAAGTCACCCATATGTCTAGTATATATGTGAGACATTAGTTTATGACCGTAAAGAGGATCACTCTTATCAAGTCCATCAATGTATGCAATGAATTCCTTAGTCACATTTAATAGTGGTGGTGCACCACTTTCCCATAATTCTTCAAAGTCTTTCTTCATACCAGGTACTCTACGCACGTCTGGTAAATCTTCTAACAATCCTTCCTCATAAGCAACAGTTTCCAGTGCATCATATTGTTGGATTTGATTGTAAAGATAGATGGCATAAGACTCAGGGTCTAGCATACCTCCGAACATCATACCGACAAAAGGTTGTTCCTCTGCCTTCTTATGCTGTTCCCAAGTTGCTTCCTTTAGTGATCCTGTTCCTTTCATTTGGTTCTCCTCCGAGGTACTTTAATGGACCAAGATGGAGATACTAAGTCTACCATCTCGAACTCTTTCATTGCTTTTTCACGTCTGTTTAGTTCTGCTTCACGACCAGGTTCAGGTTGTATCTCACCATAGTGAGGACGTGGATCAACACCTTCTGGATTATCAATGCCTTCAGCATCACAATAGTCCCAGATAGCAGTATGTACCTGTTGGTAAATAGATTCTAAACAAATGTTGGTGCGTAAATGATGAGCAATATGATCTATCTGTGCCTCTGTAAGGCAGTGATCTGGATGCAGTGCATCACACACGTGCATTTGCTCTTCGATCAACTCATTGAAGTTGATTCTAATTTCATAATCTCTGTAGACTGGCATAGTTAGTAAGAGGGATCACCTGGAATGTTGTCATCATCAATAGTAGGGAAGGTATCAGGTAATTCTTCCAGATCTTCATTACCTTCAGTCTTCTTACCTATAGTTTCAAGTTCTGTCTCACCCATAATATCTTCCATATTTGGTATCTCTACCTCACCATCATCATTAAAGATCTGTTTCTTAACAATGAATAGTGCATCAATAGCACCTTCAAGTCTTGATTTCTGTGAGTATGCGTCACTACGTTTCTGGAAATCAATAGTAGTAACACCATAAGGATTTAGTTTCTTATTACTGAATTCCTCATCCAGTCGGTCAATCTCTTTAATGACCAGTTCCTTCTGGACGTGGAAGTTCTGAATTAGTTCATCAATGGTCATCGTTTAATTCCGTCAGAGTGATAGTTAATTGCTTTCATAGCACGTGCTACTCTACCTTGTACATTGTCGTGAATCATATATTCAGACTTAATAGAATAGTTGAATGCCGCTTCAAGATCCCAGTCCTTGTTATCAGCAGGTTCTTGAGTGAAATCGTACCAGTCTTTTTCAATGACTGATCTTGGTATAGGTATATACTGAGCGAGTGGTGTACCTGCTTTAACAACAGTTCCATCCGTACCAGTATTTAACGCATACCATTGTAATTGTACATTAACCTGTAATGCAAATCTTGGATCAAAGACACCAGCAACCGCTTCGAATCTTGATTCATTATTCCACCATACAGGTTGTTGTAGCAATATTATATCATCAGATGCACGAACTCGCCAAGGCAGTTCAACTTTTATTAAATGAGCAAGAGTAGTCTCTGGTCTATCAATTAAAGGAATGACCTGTTCAGGTGAGTGATCTGAAATATAATTCTCGTGTCTTACAAACCTATTGGGTATCTCATACTCAAATGATATACCATCACCATTAGTAATAATAGTGAAATCCATAGGTGCTACAACCACATAACCTAGTCTAGCAATCTGCTTGATACCAGGACAGTTAGAGGAATTCTGTGATCCTTGAAAAGGACATCTATTACCTTTAACATCCTTCTGTAACCAAGATCGTTTGACCTTACTGGTTGGTTCAAGTGGATATACCTCAGCAAGTCCTGGTTCTAGTGAATAGAACCTGACCCAAGGTTTCTTTTTCTTAAGAAAATTCCACATTGTCTTCACCATATACATTGTCTAGTAGATACTGATAATGTGATGGGCAATCATCACTAGTAACAAATCTCTCAACCTCAGCAATATAATTTGTCTTCATTTCATCTAATGCAGCAAGATGGTCATCCACCTTAACCCTATCAAGAGGATGGTAGTTGGTAGAATAATATCTATTTCCCAACCTCATACCCATACCTGCCATAACATAATTTAAACCACCTAGACTAGGATCTAATGGATTATTAATATCAAGTGCTGATCCAGCACGTTCAAAGTTATCATTATTCTGTACAAAATTCAGATCGTGTGTTATATACTCACATCTCTGAGTACAATATCTCCAATAAGGATTATCTGTTCTCTTAGATAGAGCATAGTGCATTGCAACAAACTTACTGAATCCTACAATCTCACGTCTAGCAGCAAAGTTAAACCATTGACGTTCAATATTAGTAATGTATCCTTGTCTCCTGTTGAGGATATCAACTAATCTAAGAATATTCTCGTGTGTTGATAGTAGAGCAGTAGATTCTAATGGTTCAACAAAACCATATGATAAACCAATAGCAACAACATTCAATACCCAAGCATTCTGTCTATAACCGTGTTTAATATTAATAGATTTAATCTCTATCTCATCTATATCACAATCAAACTTCTCTTCCATCCATCTCTCAAATTCTCCTCTTGCTTCAGGTTCTAATGCAAATCTTGAAGACCAACAATAACCAACACCTAACCTATCCCATAAAGGTATAGTCCACATCCAACCATTCTCACCAGCGTGACAATCAGTCACGTTCTTCATATGTTCCTCTCTATGTGCTTGATCTAGGTAAGGAACTCTTGCAAAGAATGCTTTATCATTAGCAAGTGTATCATTAAATCCAATAAAGGTTGAACCCATTAAGTCTTCAATGAGTTTAGCGTGGAATCCACTACAATCAATATAAAGATCACCAACAACTCCAATAGTCTTCTTGTCTTCTTCTAATCTAACTGCTAACTGATTAATCTGTCTGTTAGATGCAGCAGGTGAACCACCTCTTTCTACATCTTTAACCATACCACGAATCTCACCAATAACGTGAGTGAACCTATCTTGTTCTGCCCAAGGATAACATATTCTATCTCTTAAGAACTCACCAAACTTATCAGCATCCATATGATATGCTCTGTCTACCTTCTCATCAAAATTATTCCAGTCAGCATATCCTTCAGGTGTACTCTTACCACACCATTCTTTATTATTCTGCACCATCGTGACATTCTCAGGATTATAGAATTTTGCAAATCCTATACCATCATCCTCATCAATACCATAGGTCTCAGGTTTCTCTCTTTGTAAATCAAAGAAGTCTTCTATTGGTTCGTTGCTTACACCAAATGGATACTGGAATGTGGTTCCCTTCTCTCTAAAATCTGTGAACTGAATACTATTCTTATATGTTGCATTACAATATGGCATCCAGTCTGTATCTTCCAGACCTAATGCGTGCAGGTACTTATTGAATTGTCCTAGTGTTGATTCACCTACACCGATAGGTGGTTTTCTCTTACTCTCAACTAGAACTACATTAACCCAAGGACATAGTTTTAATAGAGCAGCAGCAGTCATCCAACCTGCACTACCACCACCTACAATTACTACATTATTTACTTGCATAGTGAATTAATTCCTGTCCGTTGTATTATATAGGGTGTCACGATAATAGTCAAGAGGTCGTGGCATATTATCTGTAATCTCATTCAATTCTTCTAATCTCTTAGCGACTATACCATCAAATGTCTCAAGGAACTGTCCATCAAAATCTACATCTAATCTGCGATGCATTGATCTCAGTTCTCTGTCACTAAGGATATTATATCCCAATCCTGCCAACAAATATTGATGTGCTTCTGGCATATTATTTAAGGAACCAACAACATCATCTGGATGTATTCTATTTAATGCTGGTGCGTGTACATCTGCTGCTGCTTTCCAGTATGGTGTATCGTGTCTTCTACAAGCACTGAAATGATTAACAACAAAGTCTCTGAAGTCACCAAATCTATTCTTACACGCTCTATTAAACCAATCTCTCTGGAAACCATTTAACATATTATCATTATGGTTAACCATCTGAATGAAATTAAATAAGAAATCGTGTACTGCAAACAGACCACCTGACTCTAATGGTTCAATAAAACCAGCAGACAATCCAATAGCAATACAGTTACCAACCCATACCTTATCTCTTAACCCTGTGGGCCAATGGAGATGTCTAAAATCTTCATCTGGTTTATCGTGACAACCTAAGAAGTTCTTAAACTCTTTAAGTGCAAATGCTTTTGATTGATATCTACTAGAATAATTATATCCTGTACCAATACGAGACCAAGTAGGTACAGTCCATACCCATCCACTTGATAATGCACTAACCTTTGTATAACTTGTGAGTTCACGTGCTTTATCAGTATATTCCATACGTGTACACCACGTGGAATCATTCAATAACATATCAGAATAACTATCCCAATCAACATCCAACCTATTGAATAGTAAACTACGGAATCCTGAACAATCAATGTATAGATCAGCATCCATTTCATCACCATCCTCTAGGATCAGATTAGTAATATAATCACCCTCAGTCTGTACTAATTCAATGTGCTTCCTAATATGAGTAGCACCTAATGGTAAACAATACTTGTCCCTTAACCAATTAGCAAACTTAGTTGCATCAATATGATAACCACAATACTCATCTATGTCTGGTGTGTATAGTTTCCCTGCTTGTGATACACCAGCAGCATTAGAATATATTCTCTGAAACAAATCATTACCTGCTGCTTCTTTTCTATTATTAATAGTTCCTATTTCTCTTTGATTCTTCCAAGCATAAAAATCTGCTATTGGTATCTGACTAGCATACTCACCAAATGGATACTGCCAAGGTGACTCACCCCAACCTTCAAACTGTATGCTGTTCTTATAGGTAGCATCACAATCTGGCATCCACTCTTCATCCTTAAGTCCTAAGAACTTTACGAATGTATTAAAATACTGTGTTGTTGACTCACCTACACCTATAGTTCCTATCTGTGGTGACTCAATTAATGTAACCTTCTTACTACCACGAAAATGTCTTAGAAATGTTGCTGCTGTCATCCATCCAGCAGATCCACCACCTACGATACAGACATTAGTGAACTCCATAGATATGTTCCTTTAAATAATCTAGTTGTACTGGGTACTTTTGTACCAATTTAGGCATCTCAGTGAGTCTGTGTTGTATCTGTTCATCCAAATACTCCAAATCAAACTCTTTTTGATAATGATACTTCAAGTCTACCACATCTTTGTCGGAAAGTGCATTATATTTCAATCCACCCATCAAATATGACACACCTGGAAACAGTTGGTTCAAGGATAGTATCTCTGTGCTATGAATCCCTGCCTGATCTTGTAGTCCACTATTAAAAGGAACATTAATAGCATCCTGCCAGTATTTTGTATCACACCTCTTAGCAAGAGTATAGTGACAGATCACAAAATTTCTAAAAGATGTGAACTGATCTCTACAACTAGCATTAAAGGTATCTCTTTGAATACTATTGATAACAGTATTCTCTTTATCAAGATAACGTATGAAATTAAATAAGAATTCAGTCACACAAAAGAGTCCACCTGATTCTAATGGTTCAATGAACCCACCAGATAGACCAATAGCAATACAATTACCTTTCCATATTTTCTCTCTAATCCCTGTGGGCCACTCAAGATGACGGAACATATTATCTGGTTCGTCTTCTTTACCTATTGCCTTCTTAAATTCTTTTAGTGCATCTTCCTTGGACTGATACTTCTTAGAATAATTATATCCTGTACCTATTCTGCTCCACGTTGGTACTGTCCACATCCAACCAGAACTCATCGTAGTTGCACGTGTATAGTTTGTTAGTTCATCTCTCTTATCAGTATATTCCTTACGATATGCCCACGTTGAATTATTCAACAGATACTTATGCCAACTCTTCCACTTATTCCTTAACTTCTCCATCAAGAGTCCTCGGAACCCTGTGCAATCAAAAAATAAATCAGCAGTAAATTCAGTACCGTCCTCTAAGACCAAGGAATCAATACGACCATCATTAGCAACAGGTTCACAATGACTAACAATATGGTTGACACCCCTAGGAATACAGAAAGAGTCTTTGAGGTACTTTGAGAATTTAATTGCATCTATTTGATATGCTGTATCATTTTTAATAAAGGGTACGTACAACCTCTTCCCTTCTGATACTGTGCAAGCATTAGAATAGACGGTTTGAAATGTTTGAGATGTTACCTTATTCTTATTCCTCCAAACATAGTAATCCACTAGAGGAATAGGAACATCATATAATCCAAAAGGAAAATGAAAAGGGGGATCCTCTGGATCACCCCAACCTTCAAATCTTATTGTACTTTTATATGTAGCATCGCTAGGTGGCATCCAGTCTTTATCATCAAGACCAAGATACCTTACGAATGAGTTAAAACCATCAGTGGTAGATTCTCCCACACCTATCGTAGGTACACGTGGAGATTCTATCAACGTGATGTCTTTAGTATTACCAAAATGTTTAATCAAGACCGCTGCGGTCATCCACCCTGCACTGCCACCACCGACAATGCAGATTTTATCAAGTTTCATATCATTTACTCAAAACCCTCGGTGTAAGTTCCACCCCAGTTACTATAGCGTTCCCAACAAGGAACTTCTTGACTGCTGAGTTTCATTGGTCTGTTTGTGTTTGGTTCAGCAGCATCAGACATAAATTCAGCAACCTCGTCCTCATCCATTGTAGGATCCATTGGTTCTTCTACATCAGAAGGACGTGTGGTGTTTTCCTTAACAGTAGTTATATGAGTATACCATTCAGCATCAGCAGCATTTAATGCTTTACCTGCTTTCAGGTCTCTGTATATCATATCAAGTTGTTGTCCAACCTCACCATAAGATACCTTACGAACAGTAAGAGGATCAGCATATGTTGCATCTCTTTCTATCCATATCATATCATTGGCAGAGTCAGACCATTCGAGTGTCCAACTATTCTTTATATTATCAGGTGCATTGACCCACATCTGTGAGCAACCCCGACCAAAGAATAGTGTGTACTCTTCACCTGGTTCTACAACGTCGGCAACTTGGCCTGTAAAGTCCATTAATGCTTTCTTCATTGTCCCCTATTTGTAGTTAATAACAGTTACCACACCATACTTACCATTAGATCCTCGGAATCCGTGGAAGTGTCCACCTGATCCACCAGAACCATAAGCAGAGTGGTCTTGATGATTATGACTGAAGTTACCTCCATTTGGCCAACCAGCAGCAACTGATCCTCCAAAGTGAGATGCACCACCAGTTCCACCACCGTGAGCAGCGTGGGATTGTCCACCACCACCCCATATGTTCAGGTTACCACCAGAACCATTACGTCCTAGTCCACCTGAGTGCTGGTTATTTCTGTTAGCACCGTGACCACCACCAGCAGATAAGTAAGGACCAAAACTAGATGATCCACCATCTCCACCGTGACCGAAGTACCAAGTACCTCCACCGCCACCACCAACTGAAATACCCACAGACGAAATATTATTTACGTCCAATACTCTTTCTGAATATCCACCAGCACCACCAGACTCTCCGTGTCCGACAGCACCACCGCCTCCACCTTGAACGCGAACGTGAATATATTTAACTCCTGAAGGTCTGTTCCAGGTAGAACCACCTGTATAAACGTTCATTGAGTTTATGTTTTCGGAACTAACAGATGTCCAAGACATCGATGAACCGTTATTAGTTAGAAACTTACCAGACTGTCCTGAAACACTAGGTACGATCTGAGCAGAAGAACCCGTAATATTACCATTAATGGTTATACCACTACAGGTCAAGGTGCCGTTCGCAGTAATGTTTCCAGAAGCAAGTGTAAAACCACCGATGCCTGACAGGTCTCTAATAGATGCAACTTTAAGTGTACTCATTGTGCCTGTTTAGAATTTTCCCTAAGTGTATTTATAATATATAGGAACCAGTTTAAGGCCCGTAATCACGCTCATAGCCAAAGACTGTGAAGTTATGCTGGTTAGTATTAGGTGTATTAATAATGTCAAACATCACTTCACCATATCCTCTATTCATTCCAGCACCACTATTATCCTTCCAGAATATGTCAGTCCATTGACCGTTTATATTTATTCCAGTGGGGAATCCAGTACCACCCTGTGATCTAACCATCACACCTAATCGATAAGCGTGAGCTGAATCAGTAGGTACGTTGTTTAGATAGATGTTAAAGTTACCACCACCATTCTTATTAACCCATATTCTACTACTTTTCTCATAGTCGTGTGTTATATCACCAGAAGAAGTGTAGTAGGTAACAGTTTGTTTGGTTGTTCCATAATGGAATGTACCAGTTGATGTAAGATGCTGAGATGTAAGGTGTACAACCTGAGCATAAGACAGGTCGTCGTCTCCAAGCATAGTCCACGATGCTCCATTTTCAATCGTGACTGTATAACCTGAATCGATTTGTATTGGACCTGCACTAAATCCGTTTGTGAACTCAACTCCTCCGTTTGCTACTGGACCTATAGTTAAGTTCTCTTGAATATTTGTTCCGTTCGTTCTAATTATACTATTCTCACCAATCGCAGGACCACCTCCACCAACGTCTGTCCAACCTGGGTTTCCTTGCTGTGCGTCTTGTTTATAGATCTGTGCCATATCTTCGGTCGTGTTATAGACCAAAGTTCCGAACGCAGGGACACCTAACGCATTAACCTGTGACTGGTTAAGTGGCGGGAGATTCAGTTGTTCAGTAATACTCCACGCTTCAACCA